TTACCAGATGTAGCAACTGGGACGCATCCATTTTACTTTGGTAATTTCAAAGAACTAGTTACGATTTTTGACCGTCAGCAAATGCAACTGCTGACTTCGACACAAACTGATCGGGCCTTCAACCGTAATCAAACAGCTATTCGTTCAATTGATCGTTTTGACACACAATTAGTGGACGATGAAGCAGCTGTAATTGGCTCATTTAAGGCTATTGCAGATCAAACGGCTAACTTTGCGGTTAGTGCTACAACAAACGGCTAACCATTAGCTAATCAACGTCGCCTAAGAAATACACAGTACCTAGCGGGGCGGCTATAAAGGGAGTGATGAGATGGCGGACAATGTTGTTAAGGTGTCAGACGTCGGCAACATGATGAACTTAGATATTGACGATTCTGATATGCTCATGAGCGCCTATATTGACGCGGCTGAACAGTACGTTAAAAACGCCGTGGGCACGGATATCACTACTTTCTACACGGATGATAGCACAAGTGTACCGGCACTATTTAAAGTTGCCGTGATGTCACTAGCAGGCACGTATTATCAATATCGGATCGCGATGTCGGATACGCAAACGTATGATATTGACCTCACTTTAAATAGTATTATCGGTCAACTCCGCGGTCTCTACGCACAAGCATATGAGGAGGCGTACCCGGATGACCAAACGAATTCTACCAAGCCAATTTTATAAAGTAGCTCAATTTGGTTTTCCAACTTCCAAAAAGAATGGTGCGGGAGTTAGTGTGCCAGATTATGACTATAAATTGACACTTCATTATGCGCCAATCAAGCAAACTATGACCCAACAGTATTTGGCAATTTCTAATAATGTTACTAATACCAAAACGATTGCAATTAGGCATAATCCAACAATCAATGAGTCTATGCAGGTTAAGCTATCTGACGGTGAATATTCTATTGAAAGCGACAGCCCAGACGATTCTATGGGTGTTAACAAGTATGATTATCTGACGCTAAAACTGGTTAAAAAAGTAGGTGGTTCGTAATGGCAGGATTAGACGATGCACTAAATAGTTGGCTTGAGGACGTCAAGAAAGTTGCTGAAATGGCCCCAACCGATCAAGCCAAAATCACCAAAGCTGGCGCTGATGAGTTACAAAAGGTATATACGGACGTTACTCGTGAAAAACATTATTCGAGCCACGAAGATAAGAAATTCGGTCATATGGCCGATCATGTGACGAAGCAAGCAACTAATGTGGACGGCGTTAAGAATGGGGTATCTAGTGTTGGTTGGGACAATCCGTTTCATGCAATGAACGCTAGACGGCTTAATGATGGCACGAAAAAGTATTCAGCGGATCACTTTGTTGATGATCTTCGTGATGACCCAGAGACTGCTGAAAAAGTACTTTTAGCACAGCAAGCAGAGTATCAGAAGTTGCTTAAAAAGATTGAAGGTGGTGGCTGATGTTAGCGACCACAATAGCAGAAAACTTACTAGAACAGGCTGGTTACAAGCAGATTGATGAAATCTACACGCTTAACTTGCCCGAAGAAGCACAAGAAAACGTAGATACAACTGTTGTACTGATTCAGGACGTCAGTTCTCAGCCTGACATTGGCGGTAATGAGACGTTTTACGCATATGACACGCAGATCGAACTTCAAATATTCTACAAAAAAGACTTGAATTTTGACCCCGAAGAATTAGAAATCCCATTATTGCAACTGCTCAGACAAAATTATTGGCAAATAAATCAAGTTAAATCGCACGTAGTCGATCCGGATTCATTCCAGCTAACGGCTACTTTTTATTTGTCATATTCAAAACTTATTTAACAAAATGAAAGGAATGATTATTACATGGCTATCGTAGGACTTAAATTAGCAACTATTGCCTTACTCGATGACAATGGAAAAATTGTAGCAGACGCAGACAAAGGATTAAGTGCAAATGGATTATTGGCACTTGACCACGCCATGCTTGGCTCAACTCAGGCAAATATTACTAACTTGGAAGGAGCCGTACAAGTTATTTCAGGGAACAATTCTCTGCAAGACTCTTACACGCAACCAGCCAAACCAAGTATTGCACTAACAGTAAACAATATGCCGGGAGACGTTAAGAATAAAATTACAGGTTACACATCTGATGGTAAAGGTGGCTACGTCTACTCAGGAAGCAAACCTAAAGTAGGACTGTTAGTTGAGACACAGACGCTTGACCGTAAGAGTTCAGTATACTTCGCGTTTGGCGAATGTAATGTTTCAGCAGCTTCCCAAAACATTCAGTCAGACACGGATACCACAATCAATCGCGAAGCTGACGCCCTCACATTTACAGCATTAACCGTGGACCGCTGGGGCCAACCATACAAGAACTTCCTTGGTTCAGATACAGGATTCAGCGAAGCGACTATGCTGGCCGATATATTCAATGGATACACAGCCACTACTGCAGGTGGAACAGGCACAGGAAACACTGGTTCATAGAACACTTTTAAGTTTGAGTCGTCTTAGGGCGGCTTTTTGTATACATAAAATTAAATTGGAGGAATCACAATTATGGAAATATATCTAAAGGACTTTAACAAAAAATTTCAAATTAAGCAATCGAACAAAAACATGCGGAAGACCTATGAGTTGCAGTTAAAAATGGCTCAAACGGACGACGTGGAAGGTAAGTCGCCGATCGAACAAATCAGACTGATGTTGGAATTGACTGACGCCATGGTGGACTACGCTAAGTCGTTACTCAAGTTAAATACAAAACAACAAGAGGTATTAGACAGCCTCGAAAGTGATGCTACATTTGAGTTAATTAATCACATCACTCAAAGAATGTTAGGTATGACAGAAAAAGAAATTAAGGACGCCCAAAATGAGGAAATTGACCCAAAAAAGTAGGGTCGCCGGCTGAGCGCGTCTTCGAATGGACTAACCGAGTTGAAGACTTGAAGCTGGCCGAAAAAGAAGCCATTATTAATCTCCATTGGGACTTAGAGACATACGATGAAGCAGACTACTTCGAGTTGAACGACATTCTATCAGCCAAGGAGCCTAAGGATCGTGAAGTTGATCCGTTGAGCTTAATTCGATAGAAAGGAGGAAACCTTTTGGTAAAAAAAGTACAGGCACAAATGAGTACCGAAGTCGCTTTGGATATGCTCAAGGCTAGCGAGTCTATTAAGTCGATCACAACTCGTGTCAACTCATTTACCCAGTCATGGAAAGCCTCCGAAGCTCAGATGAAGTCCGCTGGGGACTATGTGGGTGCCGCTACGGCGAAATATGAAGGCTTAGGCAAGTCAATTTCTGCCCAACAAGACAAAATTGCCAAGCTACGTAAGGAACAGTCCGAGCTGAAAGGAAACACTGAGGAAACCGCGCAAGAGTACCTCAAATACCAGCGCCAGATTGATCAAGCAACGACTCGATTATCTAGTCTTGAAGCCCAGCAGAACCGGGCTAAGCATTCCATGGAGTACCAGAAATCTGGACTTGCCGGCTTACAACACAGTCTGGAATTGAACAACAAGGCGATTCAGTCACATGTAGAACGCTTGCAGGCTGAGGGTAAATCAGAGGAAGCACAAGTTGCTAAGATCAAAGGCTTAGACACGGCCTTAGAGAACTTAACTAGTCAATACAAGAAGCAACGTACCGAAACGATTGCAGCAGCTAGAGATTTTGGCGATACCAGTGATGAATACTTGAAGGCCAAGACGCGACTTAATGAAACAGCAACTGCTATGGCTAAGACTAGAACAGAAACTAATGAGCTACGAGCGTCTATGGAAAAGCAACCAACTGGCTTTCTTGTGGGCATTAAAGAGAAATTGATGTCTGTCAATACAGAAGCTAAAAAGACTTCAAAAATCGGTGACACAATTAAAGGTGTTTTCGGCGGTTCTCTTTTGTATGCTGGGGTTATTAGCCTTACTTCGCACATAAAAGAGGTTGCTAGTTCTGGTTATGAAGCCGCAGAAGCCGCTGTTGAAACTGGCGAAAAATGGAGCAACATTGGTATTAACACCAAAGGAGTCCAATCATTAGCACTTGCTACCAAAGACTTGAAGGAAAACACAAATCTTTCTGGTGTTGCAGTTGGGAACATGCTAACGAAATTCTATGGAATTACTGGCACGGTTAAGGGTGCAGAACAGTTAAGTAAGGGTGTCGGAAGTCTCACGGATGAGTTAAAACTTAGCCAGCAGGCATCAGACGGCTTTGCCAATGGATTAAGTAAAATTGAAGCATCTGGAACTGTAACTTCATCGTCACTTGGACGCTTAGAGAAACAAGCACCTGGGTTAACTGTAGCGATGCAGAAAGCCTCAGGAATGTCGAAAAAAGCATTTGATGATTTGCTAGATTCCGGGAAAATGACTAGTGATCAATTCAATGACATTCTAGAAAAAGCATCGAAGAGCTATGATGAAAACTCTAAAGAGTTCGATAACTCATCGCAAGGTGCCATGAAGCACTTTAAACAAACTTGGGCCGATACTAAAGCCGCACTAATGAAACCCCTAGTATCTGTCACAGGTTCTGGTTTAGGAGCATTAAATAAAGCCTTGGATAATCCAGCCACGCAAAAAGCTGTAACGGCATTGGGGACTGGTATTGCTAATTTGACCAAAAGGTTATCTGAGTTAGTGCCTTATATTTCCAGTCATATGGCCGACTTTACATCAATTTCTGGATCAGTAACCACCATTGCTGGTATCTTTGCCAAGACAATCTGGCAGACAATTAGCGGTACCATTAAATCGATTAGTAAGGACTTTGGTAATTTTGGACTATCAGCAAAGCAAGCTAAGGACCCTGTTAAACTACTAGCCAGTGGACTGCAAGATTTAGCCAAGCATAAAGCTTTGGTGCAAGACATCGCGAAAGCATTATTGACTTTATTCGTCGGTAGCAAGATAACTAGTGGTGCACTATCAATGACCCGTGGTATCGTACGTTTATCTGATAGTATTAAAGCCATAAAAACGGCTCAAGCAGTGGAAGACCTAGGCAAACTAAAGGGGGCTACTAAAGGATTCGCGGCCATCAAATTAGGCGCTAAGTGGGTTGGTGGCAAGGCTGTATCAGCTGGTAAACTAGCTTTAAATGGTCTTAAAACGGCTGGTCGTGGTATTGGAAAAGCTCTCACATTCACGGCAAAGATTGCAGTCAAAGGTGCTCGATTAGCCCTCAAGGGACTCTTAACCGCCGCTCAAGTAACAGGTAGGGGTCTCAAAACAGCCTTTCTATTCCTCAAGGCCAATCCGTTTATTGCCATTATTTCAGGGGTAGCATTGGTTGTAACCGCCTTAGTAGCACTGTATAAGCACAACAAGAAGTTTCGCAATTTCGTCAATGGGATTGCTAAGGATGCCAAAAAGTATATTGGTAAGGCCGTGGATGCTGTGAAGAACCTCGGCAAATGGGCTGGAAATATTGGCAGTGGCGCCAAAAAAGGTTGGAATAACTTTACTAAAACAACCTCTACCGGCGCTAAGAACGCTGTGAAGTCTTTCTTAAGTCTGAAAAATGACGCTGGTAAACATCTAGCCAATCTGTGGAATTCAGGGAAATCTACTTTCTCAAATGGGTGGAAGGCTGTCACAAATGCTTCCAAGTCGGGTGCTCATAATGTCGGTAACTGGTTCAGTAATATGGCTAACGACACCCGCAAAAAGGCCATTCAGATGTTTAACGATCATAAAGCAACGTTTCGATCTGGATATAATGTACTGAACAATTATACGCAAGCCTGGCATGATGTTATGACCGGTAAATGGAACAAGGTTGGTAGTGACTTGAAGAATACTGCTAACTCCATTAAGTCTTTTGCCCATAATATCTTTTCTGATATGTACAATAATCTGAATAACATGACGGGTGGACGTCTGGGTGACATGGTAAATGCTTGGAAGTCTAAAATGTCCGCGATTGGTAATACTGTATCGGACGCTAAGGAGTCTATCCATAAGCACTTTGTGGACTTGGTTAGAGGAATCGTCAAACCCTTCAACGATATGTTATCAGGACTGGAGAAAGGCATTAATTGGGTTCTGGACAAGGTTGGCGCAAGCAAGATTAGCGGTGACTGGTCAGTTCCTATGCCTAGTTATGCCAATGGTACTCAAGACACTCATCAAGGTGGATTAGCTAAGGTTAATGATGGTTCTGGTGCTAACTATCGTGAAATGTACCACTTGCCGAATGGTCAAATTGGTATGTTCCCAGCGGTAAAGAATATGATTGTTCCGCTTCCTAAAGGAACGAGCGTTCTGGATGGTAATAAGTCAGCATTATTAGCTAAGATGATGGGGATTCCGGGTTATGCAAGTGGGATTGGCGACTTCTTTAGTGGGCTCTGGAATGGCGCTAAGGACGTCTTAGATGACACCGAAGATATTCTCAAGAAGCCAGCCGAGTTTATGGAATCATTATTTAAGCATTTCTTAGATAACACTTCTAGTAAGATCGGCCTAGTCAATGATATTCTGACTAACTTTCCAACGACTGTTGCTAAGGACGCCGTAGACTGGGTCAAGAAGCAATTCCAATCAATCGCTAATCCAACGGGTTCTGGAGTAGCACGGTGGGAACCAATCATCAAAGCTGTAGCGGCCTCAATGAACTTTAACATTAGTGGTAGTCAAGTAAGTAAGTTGCTCAGACAAATCCAAACTGAATCTAATGGCGATCCAACAGTTTTGCAGAAGACACACGATATTAACTCGGCCAGTGGGCACCCAGCACAAGGGTTATTACAATTTATTCCGAAAACTTTTGCCCGTTGGGCTTTGAAAGGACACACTAATATCATGCTCGGCTCTGATCAAATTAGGGCTGCTATTAACGCATTAAACCACGGTGGCGAAGGTGGCTGGTCGAACATCGGTAATGGTCACGGATGGGAAAACGGCGGGATTGTCCGTAATTGGCAATATGCACAGATCGCCGAACATAACAAACCCGAGGCTGTTATGCCATTAGAGGCCGCTAAAGATAGTCGAGCATGGCAAGTTCTAAAGGCCGTTGTAGATGCTAAGACTGGTGGTAAGTCACTTGATACCAATAACACAGGCTCTACTAGTACTGCGGATAGCAAGATTGCGGAATTGACAAGTGTGGTTAACTCGATGGCTACCATGATGAAGACTATTATTGGATTAAACGCTGACCAGATTACGGCTACTAAAGGGATTGTAGGTTATGACAAGTCAGCAGTTTATCATCAGACTTCAACAGATCAAAGTTTAGCCGGCTTTCAATCATTCAGTTAGGAGGTGGGATTGATTGCTAAAACCAACAATGTATTTACTACCGCCGGGAAGCAACACTGAAATTAGTTGTGAGAATATTACTAGTCATTTCACTTTTCTAGGTGATGATAGTGATCCCTTGTTAACGAATAATTATGGTACTGATGACGGTTTAGACGGAGCTTCGTATGCTTTTCAACAGCGAGCACAAAATGTAATCAACGCTAAGTTCATGCTTAGATTCAGTGATTGGTATGACTATCAGATGAAGAAACATACGCTGGCGAAGTTCTTTGCACAAAAAGGGTTGTATCGGATTCGAACCGATGCCGAACCTGCGATAGTTAAGTATGTCTATGCTGGTAATTTTACGGTAGATCCTACCGAAGATGGCTCTAATACAGCACTCATCACGATCCCTTTCGATAACCCAAGCGGCTTAAAATACTCACTAGGTTATTCAGATGATGTGATGGACTATGATAGCGGACTTTGGCAAATGGGCATGAACTTACCCATGAATAAGTCCTTACAGTATGAGTACAACGCGACCAGGTCATTTCAAATTTACAATGCTAGTGACATTACTGTGGACCCTGTTCAGCATCACGATTTACAGGTCATCGTTAAGAATACGACTGGTCAAGTTAGGATTGAGAATACAACAACGGGAAACTACGTAGCCTATAACGGAACGTTAACTACTACGGATCAACTCGTGTGGGACGGCGTCAACTTGTATTTGAACGGGAGTCTTGCCAATAATAGTACAGATTTTACGTACTTAACTTTGGCCCCTGGCTACAATGACATAAAAATAATTAGTACAGCGGATTTGGATATTGATTTCCATTTTCGCTTTATCTATCTGAATTAAGAGGCTATTACAGTCTCTTTTTTCATACATATTAAATAATCAAGAAAGGAGCTGATAGCTTGGCACCCTTGGACGCAATCAATAATCACCGCTATGTATACTTTGGTTTCTATGCTGATCCGACACCCACGAATGTGTGGAATGCAGTTCCCGCAATGGCCTACTCGGATAATTTAGTGGACTGGAATAGTGTTGCATATTTTACTGAGCAGTTAGGCAGTTT